CCCACTCCGACTCCCACCCCCGTTGTTCCAACCCCTACTCCGACTCCCACCCCCGTTGTTCCAACCCCTACTCCGACTCCCACTCCGACTCCCACTCCTACACCCACTCCGACTCCCACTCCTACACCCACTCCGACTCCTACACCCACTCCGACTCCTACTCCTACACCCACTCCGACTCCTACTCCTACACCCACTCCGACCCCTACTCCTACACCCACTCCGACCCCTACACCCACTCCTACACCCACTCCAACTTCACGCCCACGTATTTCTTTGCCCCAAGCCCAGGCTATGGCTGCTGCCATTGGCAGGCCGGAACTCGCCAATGTGTTTTATTACGGCAAGGAGTTCGGTTCAAAGAAGCAGAAGCTGGGGAAGGGCAAGGTGTCCGACGAGAAGTACAAGGAACTCAGCGTCACTAAAGCCGGTGCCGTGGGGGAGCAGATCGAGGAACAACAGATTGCTCAAGAACGTGAAAAGCAGGAGAATCCTGCAGAAGACTACCTACAGCAGATCCTGGCTCAGTCCGACGAGCCCACGTCCTACGACGAGTTGCTGAACATCATTGGAAGAGGTTGATATGAGCGATTATTTGGAAGACATCCTTAATACAGATACAGATACAAGCTCAATGAACCCTGGTATGTCCAACACGGGCATGTCTGATTCAGCTTTCAATAATTACTTGACGTCAATTGGCGTTGACACATCGTCTGGTGGGTTCACTGGTGCGCTCAAGGGCCTCGGCAACATCCTCAAGGGCACGTCCGACTACGGTGTTGCTGGGCAGATCGCTGGTCTTGGGGGTATGGGCTACCTGCTCAACAAGCTACTCGGCGGCGGTGGTGGTTATGCGGGCTACCAAGGTGGTATCCCTGCTTTGACTGCTTCTCGGCAGATGCTGCCGATCCCTCAGACTGTCACCAACGCCCAAGGCCAAACAGTGCCACGCCGACCGGGTTCTGGCGGGATTACGTACTTCAGCCCGATGACATATGCCCCTGTACCCCCTGCTGCAACGGGTGGTGGCGGTGGCGGTGGCGGTGGCGGTGGTGGCGGTGACGGTGGGGTTCCGCCCGTGGATTCGTCCGTCAACATTGCAACTGATGGGGGTGGTATGGCCCGTGGTGGCATCACCACTGGTCGGTTCCTTCGCGGCGGTGGTGATGGAGTAAGTGATAGCATCCCTGCCCAGTTTGCTGAAACTGGCAAACCCGCTCGGCTGGCTGACGGTGAATTCGTTTTGGACGCACGAACGGTTTCTGAGATTGGCAACGGCTCTAGCGAGGCTGGGGCGCGTAAACTGTATGCGTTCATGAAAGCTGTGCACGGTGCCCGCAAGAAAGCTGGGCGGGGCTCCAAATCTGGTGCGGACAAGCACCTGAAAAAACTTCTTGCGTAAGGACAGAGCATGGCTACTATGCCCAACACTGCAGGCACTGCAGCCTCCGCACTCCCTGCAGCGGGGGGGTCATCCTCTTCAACTCTTTCTGAGTGGGCTGGCCCATATGTAACCAACATGCTGGGGCAGGCTCAGGCTTTGTCCCAGCAGCCATACCAGACATACCAAGGGCCGATGACTGCGGGCGAATCTGGCCTGCAGTCCAAGGTGTTCCAGGGGTTGGGTAACTTGACTTTCCCCGGCCAGCTTGGGAAGTCTTTCTCCTCCACGGATGCGTACCAACTGCCGACAATGACTTCTACGGGGGTCACGGGCCAGCAGACTGGGCCGGGTGGCATTGCCGCTAACTACATGAACCCGTACCTGAGTGCGGTATTGACGCCTCAGTTGGAAGAGCTTAGTCGGCAAAGCCGGATGACGCAGATGGGTAATGCCGCTAAGCTGTCTCAAGCAGGGGCATATGGTGGCTCCCGCCAAGCCATTATGGACGCTGAGACTCAGCGCAACCTGCTGCAAGAGCAAAACAAAGCCATCGGTACTGGGTACGCTAACGCCTATGATCGGGCGATGGGGCAGTTCAATACTGAACAGGGCCAAGCCAAGACCCTTGCTGACATGCTGGCTGGGGCGGGCACTGCACAACGTGGCATTGAACAAGAAGGCATCACTGCCGACTACAACGAATTCCTGGCCCAACGTGACTACCCACAAAAACAAGTGCAGTTCCTGCAGTCCATGTTGCAGGGTTTGCCGATTTCCACGGTGACCAACACTCCTGCGCAGATGAGTGGGATTGGGCAGTTGACATCTACTATCGGTGGGCTTGGGTCCCTGATGGAAGCGGTCAAGGGTTTGAAGCTGGGTTAAAAATATGAATCTGATTCAAGTCCAAGAGCGGCTGAAGGGGCTTCCCCCTGGCCCGCAAACACAGCAACTGTTGATAGCGTACGCCAACGGCATGAATACGGCGGTCCCTCCGTATTTAGCTCTTGGTGAAATACAGCGGCGAAACAAACTTGACCAAGAGCAAGTAGAGCCCCCCACGGGCACGGTCAAAGACCAACTGGAGCAGCAAGCCGGATTAGCTGCGCTTCAGGGTATGCGGATGGGGCAGGCTCAACAGCAGATGATGCAGGGTGCAGCGGCTCAACCCATGCCTGTACCGGAGGGTGCCCCTCAACCTGATATGCAGCCAGAGGCAACTGGTATCGCAAACGCAGCGGCTCAGCCGGGTGTGATGCAGCCTGATGTCCTTAGGATGGCCGGTGGTGGCATCGTTGCATTTGCTAAGGGCACAAAAGAAGCTGTGGACTCTTCGTCAGACGAAGACGACGAGGATGACGACGAAGAAGAGCAGGGGGCTGAGTCCTTTCCTGTTGAGGACCGTCCTGTTCCACAGAGTAGGGACATTGAGGGGCTTGTACCAATTGGCCCCGCCCCTTTGGGTCGTCCACCCGAGTTTGTACCAATCACTCCTCCAACAACGCGCTCCATGCAGCCGCAAGCTGCCCAAGCCCCCCAAGGACCTCAGTCAACCGCCCAGCAACTCGCTGGGCTTCAAGCTGCTTTCGCACAAAGGCGGGCGGCTGCGCCAGTAGCTCCAGAGTTGGCTACCCGTGAAAGCATGGCTAAACAAGACCCAGCCATGTACGGAGTGCTGAACAAGCCAATCGGCGGGGATTACTTGGCGGGTCTCCAAGCATTGATGGCAAAGCAAGGTGCACAGGATGAGGCTGCACGTAAGCAGCTTGAGGCCAACAAGCGCATGGATTTCTACAAAGCTTTGGTTGCTGCGGGGGAAGGTACTCGCGGGCAAAGAGGAGGTCTGGGTAGTCTCGGCGGGCTAGGCGCTGGGTTTACTAAATCCATAGCCCCTTCTATGGAAGCACGTGCTCAAGAAGCAGCAGGTATTGACGCTGCAGCAATCAAGCGCGAAGAGCTGCTCAACAAGGCCAAGTACGACATTGAAGGGCTGCAACGCGCTCAGGGCAACAACGACCTTAAGACAGTCAATGCCCAAAGGGCTAAGCTGTTTGATACCGCTACTAAACTCTACGCTTCAGGTAACGCTGCCTCGGCTAGAGAGATCGCAGCGATTGCTGGCATTGAAGAGAAAAAGATCACCGCTGCGGCTCAAGTTGAAGCTGCTCGTACCCGTGCTGCAGCTAAGGGGCAAGGGGGTGCTAAACCAGACAGACTCACTGACCAAGAGCAGTCAGTTGCCGACTACTATGCAGCGCGTATTGCCAGGGGTGAGAAGCCAGGGCCGGAGACTAAAGCCAGGGCAAGAGATGACCACGCTAGAGGTAGGGCCGTAGCCTCCCTTGAAGGTACTGCAGCCCGCCGTGACCCGGCTGTTGATGCCGAGCTGCGTAAGCGGGAGATGCTCAATACCAATCTCTGGAGTATGTCTGAGGCGGAAAAACAGGAGTGGCGGGACCAAGAACGGGCTAAGATCATTGCCGGTAATGAGGCTGGTAGGCTGCGGCAGCTAACAGCACCGGGCACTTCATCCCCAAGCCCAGCTCCGGGGTCTGCACCAACCACCCGATTAAAGTTTGATGCCCAAGGCAAACAACTCCAGTAGTGAGATAACACATGCCGATTGAAGCTGAACTGGCAGATGGAAGAATCCTTGAGTTCCCCGACGGCACAAACCCGGCTGTAATACAAGCAACTGTAAATAGGATGCTGGGGGTCCAACCCCCCGCTGGGGGTCTTGCCTCTTTGTTCGGTGGCAAGGAGACGTACCCTGGAAAAGTAGGCCCCATGACTGGGGCTGAAGCTTTTGGTAGATCTGCGCTGTATAAGCAGCCTTTGTTGGAGCGTCCAGGCCCAGCCGCGACTCCTGAGTTTGGCACTCCGGGGTACACCGACCCCATGCTGCAGCCTGAGTTTGTGGCTGGGATCAAGGCTAAGCTGGACGCGATGCCCGAAGCTCAGCGCAACGCTGCGCTGATGAAGCTTGGTACAAGGTCCGATGTCACTGGCCGAGCGGTTCGGCAGATCGCCAACCAATACGCTGCACTTGAGGGTGCACTGCCTGCTACGAAGGGTATATTGGAGACCAGACTTGAGCCGCAGATGGAGCGGTTCATGCGGCAAGGTGCTGCGCCAGAGACTGCCAGGAGCAAGGCAATCGCCCAGGCTATGACTGGGTTGCCAGGGCAAGACCTCCAGCAGATGACTGCTGATGTGGTGGGTGAGCAGGCTGGGGCTGAAGCTGCCAAGACCAAGAAGGAAATGGAAGGCGCGGGCTTCCTTGATCGCGTCGGTGCTACTGCCGGTGCCCGTGCTGAACAGGCTGGCATGGGGCTGATGAACATCTACGCCGACATCGTCGGTGATGACGAGATGAAGGCTCGGCTGCGCGGAGCGCAGCGTATTGGTGCTGAACGTACTGCAGCTATCCCTGAGGGGGAAGGTGTATTCGCCAAGTCTGCGCAGCAAGCACTCGCTACGCTCACCACACAAGGGCCGATGCTTGCGCTCAGTGTGCTCACAGGTACAGCCGTGCCTGTCTTGGCTAGTGTGGGTATAGAGGTATTCAGTAATGAGTACGGTCAAGGCCGTAGTCAAGGGTTGGAGCCGGGGGCTGCGGCTACTCGTGCGTCTTTGTTGACGGCTGCAGAACTTGTCTTTGAGCGTTTCGGTATGACCGGTGCTCTGGCTGGGCTGAAGAAGCAACTGGCTGGTAACCCGAATGCGGACATTGCACGCTACTTTGCCACCGCAATGGCAAAGGAAATACCTGCAGAGCAGGCAACTACATTTACTCAGTTCCTGATAGACAAAGCTCCGGAGTTTGGGCTGCGCCCCAACGCAGGTTGGGCTGATCTGTTGGAAGCTGCAGGGGAGACCCTCAGGCAGACCGTGATCCAGTCGGGCACGATGGCTGGCGCAACTGTCGGTGCAATTGAAAGCAAGCGTGGCGCTGAACGGGCTTTTGAGAAGTACGCCCCCGAAGCAGCACTTGCCCGAGGTCTACGTAAAGACATTGCTGAGCGGGACTTCCTCAAAGAGCCTGTTGAAGAATACGCACGGCGTGCCCTGTCACCTGAGATGTACGACCCCAACAAGGTCATCCCTAAGCCGGAAGTACAACGTGCGCAGTTTGCGCAAGAAGCTCCGCTGGACCAGAACAAGATTGTGCAGCGCACAAAGGAGTTGATGGCTTCAGGTATGAAGCCTGAAGACGCCGCGCTGCAAGCACTGGACGAGGTACAGGAGACCCAAGCCCCACCTCCGCCACCCCCGGCTCCGCCCGCTCCTCCGGTAGCTCCGCCTACACCCCCGGCTCCTCCCGCAACAGACGCCCGTACCAAAGAGTTGGAAGCTGCTGAGCGCGAAGGCAAGATCAATACGCTGACTAACCAGTACATCCAGGCTGGTTGGGAAGAGGCTGATGCGCGTAAGAGGGCCACTGCTGTAATCGATGAGCAGGCTAAGCCCCCTGCCCCTGCAGGAGCCCCCGCGCCAGAGACCCCTGCTGTTGGGGCATGGCCGACTACGTTGCTCCAAGAGACTCTGAAGACTCAGCTTGCCAAGCCTGAGGATCAGCGCAAAGCTCCTCTTATTGAAGCAATCCGTGCGGAGCTTACGAAGCGTGCACAACCAGAAACCCCTGCCGAAGGAACACCAAGTGCTGCAAAACCTGTCGAACCAGCAGTTGGAGAAGGCGTTTCAGTGGCTGGCAAGCCCAGTGCAGGAGCCCCCGCCCAAGGAGCTGGAGTCCCTCCAACAGGTGGAGTGGTTCCTACTGAGCCGGATGTTGGACGGCCTCCTGCAGGAGCAACAGAGCAACCCACTGCAGTAACTCCAACTGCGCCCGCCCCAACCCCTACGGCCCCCGCTCCGGCCCCTGAACCCGCTCCAGCTCCTGAGCCCGCCCCAACCCCTGAACCCGCTCCGGCTCCCGAACCCGCTCCGGCTCCCGAACCCGCTCCGGCTCCCGAACCCGCTCCGGCACCAACCCCTGCAGCTCCGGCACTCACCTACACACTTGCTGTACCTGGGTTCTTTGACAGCTTGGGCATAGCCCCCAAGGCACCGATACGTACTCGGCTTGCTGACAAAGAGTTGACTGATCCAGAAGTCAATGAGCAGCTTAAGAAGTTCGTGACGGTCCCCAACCTGAACCCAGAGACCAAGCAGAAAGTATCTGAGTATCTGCGTGGAGCAGGTGCGGGTGGGAAAAAGCCTGAGGTCAAGGAACAGCGTCAGAAGATGACCCGTGGCGAAGCCCGGGTTGAGGCTACGGGTGAGACTGCACCGACTGCAGAGGAACTGAAAAAGTCTGCCCCTCGTGAGGGAGACACCGTCCGTGTGGGTAACACGATGGGTGTGGTGCTCGGTGTGGATGGTGACTACGTCAAAGTACAGCCGAACAATGCTGTCAGCCCCAAGGCTTACCACCGCGTCAACAAGAAGAACGTAGAGATCATCTCTCGGCCCAATCTGACGGCTACTTCTGCGGCTTCCAAGCAGCAGTTTGGTTCTGAGGACGTCAAGCTGCAAGCCGATATGGGCAACCTGATCAAGGTGCTCGGCGCAAGCATGTATGCCGCCAACGTGGCCGACGTTGCAGTCAAGGAGCTTCTGCAGAACGCATTCGATGCAGTCAAGGGCGCAGTGAAGATTGGGCTTATCAAGACTGGTGACATCAAGATCACGCTCAATGCAGATGACCGCACCATTACTGTTTCAGACAACGCCAGGGGGATGACCCCTGACATCATCAAGTCAGCCTTCTTTACTGTTGGTGGCACAAGCAAAACCGATCTTGACCCAAGTGAGCGCAGCGGTGGCCTCGGTCTTGCCAAGATGGGCTTCATGCTCGGTTCTGATTGGCTGAAGCTGGATACCGTGCGTGACGGCATGCGTACAACCGTGGATGCCACTGCAGAAGAAATCGCTGGTGAAGTTTTCCAGATAAAAAAGGAAGCCGCCCCGAAGTCCGAACATGGCACTACGGTCACGGTAAAGATCCCTGAAAACTACACTGACCCCAAAACGGGGCAGCAGAAGAACATCTACTTCCCTTGGGGGGCAGACAGTGTCGATGTACTGCAGCAGCCCTTGCTTGGCCCGACGCAAGTAACAGTAGAGTTCAACCCCGGCTATGGCGACCCCATAGTCAAGGTCTTAGATGTTGGTGTCAACTTCAATGAAAAAGTCATCCCAAAGCTGACCAGTGCGCATTTCTCATGGGGTGATGCAGATATCTACTTTGGTGTTGAACACAAACAATACCCTGCCCATAAAGTACTGTCTTCTGGCGTTTACCAGTTCAATAAGCAATTCAACCTAAACATGAATGAGGTCATACCACATGACATCATCATCAACATCAAACCAAATGTTGTAGCCCAACACCCCGACTACCCGTTTGAAAACAGCCGTGAACGATTCAAAGAGCGTATCAACGAAGATATCAAAGCACTGCAGTCATACCTAGCGAAAGTGGCCAGGGGTGTTGAGGCTGAAGGTTTGCAGGAGTCGTTCAAGGGCATTGTGTCGATGCCCCGTATTGACGTGGGTGCTGACATTGCTGACGCCAGCAAGAAGCTCAAGAAGGCGTTCGACAAAAACGCTGCTGCACCCGTGGCACCTAAGGAACTGCCGCCCCTACCAACAGAGATTTTTGTCTCCGACAAGGGAGTCACAGACAAGCAGGGTAAACAACTCGTTGAGCCACTTAAGGGTAAGGACAACCAAAAGGAAGCCACCTTCAAGGCGGATAAGGCTGCGCCTGACCGTGAACAGTTCATGCTGCAGATGCAGCAGGACCCACGCCTGCCCATCTTCCACAACAACACCAACGTAGACTTCCTAGAGATTGGCGAAGCCTACGGAGACCCGAAGCAGTTCTTTGCTGAACTCGGCACCTTGATGGTGGAGATGAAGGAGTCTGCTGCAAACAGTGGACTGTATGGCTACGACAAGCTTGACCCGAAGAATCTGTTCTTCGCGGGTATCTCCATAGACAAGGGCTACGGCGGCGTTCACATCAAGGTCCCGTACAAGGCAGTGCTGCTAAACCCCTTCTATGACTGGGGGGCAAAGACGCTGTTTGGTGTGCGTGAGAACCTGCTGAGCACGATGGTCCACGAGATCGCCCACACGGGGTCTATGGATCACGGGGTGGCACACAACAGCAACATGATGAAGGTAGATCAGTACTTGGCAGACCAAGGACTGATGGATTACTATCGTGACGCTCTGCTGGACATCCTGACTCGGCACGAGTCCACCTTTACCGCAATGAGAGAGGCGTATGGACGCTCAACAACGAAAAACACTGCAAAATCTCTTGAAGACTACGGCAAATCCGAAGGAAAGTCCTCAGCAGCAGCTAGAGAGAATGAGGAGCCGGGTGATGGTGAGTCTGGGGCTCTATCAGCAAGAGCAGGACAAGGTGGGAGTGGAGCTGTACCGCCCGCTGGCGGAACTGCTCAGCAAGGTGGAGTCAGTGGAGGAGCTGCAGGCCCAACTCTGACGCCTGCGGACACCCGCACTCAGAAGCAAATAGACGCCGACGTTGACGCAGCACTTGCCAAAGTAAGAGCGTCCGCAAAGGGTGCCGAACAACTGAGTCGGCTCTATGCCCTGCGTGATTTGTCCGAGATCAAACCGGTCCTCAGCTCCATTCTGTATTCGTTGGATGCGTCAAGGCTTGACACGCTCTTGCCGTTGATGACCACCGACACCATTGCAGAAGTAGGCAGCGTAGCAATCCCTGAGCTGAAGAACACCAACAAGCTGTTGAGCCTCATGCGTGGCATGGAGTTCAACCTGATGGAGGCTGCAGGGAAGATCAGCGACGACATGGTCGCCACGTTCAAGAAAGAACCTGGGCTGCGCGACAAGCTGATGAAGGTGGTCTATGCCTCGACCATCGCAGAGATCGACCCAACTGTTGATAAGCGTAGCAAGGATCTGAACTCGCTGTACACCGGCCTCGGCAAAGAGGGGCAACGGCTGTACAAGAAGTTGAAGCAGTACTACGAATCGATGGTGGACTACTACAGCACCCTGCTGGATGACCAGATCAACAACACCGATCTGCCCGCAAGTGCCCGTAGCAAACTGCTGGCTGAGATCAAGAAGCTCTACGAAGCCGACAAGCGCATCGTTCCGTATTTCGCGTTGGTGCGTAATCGCGGGGATCTGTGGCTGCGTGTGGGTAAGAGGAAGAGCAAGGATCGGCAGTTCTACACGTTTGCTTCTACCTACGAGCGTGAAGCCCTGAAGCGTGAGCTTGCTAAGGACATCGCCCAGCGCACCAATCGGCCTATCGAGGAAGTCCTCAAAGACCCTGATGAGTTTGATCAAGGCGATACGCTGGAGTCGTTCCGCAAAGAAACGTCAGACATGACGGCTGCGCTAACCAAGATCTTTGAGTTGATCGATGCTGCGCCAATCTCTACGGGTGACCCTGCTGTTGACCGTATCCGTCGGGACAAGCTCAAGGATTCCATCTACCAGCTTTACCTGAACACACTGCCGGACCAAAGCTTCCGTACAGCGTTCATCAAGCGTAAGGAGATCACGGGCTTCAACACTGACTTGCTCCGCAACTTCTCCACCACTGCCATCCACATGTCCAGCCAACTTGCCCGAATCAAGTACGGCACCATGCTGCGCAACTCACTTGTGGCTGCGGATAAATCGCTGGAGGGCAACCCTGAGAAGTCACTTCTGGTTCGCTACCAGCAGGAGATGGCGCGGCGCGTTGATGTGCAGTTGAACCCCTACGGGCACAAGGTGCCGGGGTTGTCTACCAAGTCGGTTGAGCTTGGGTCCAAGGCGGTTGATCTGGCAACCCGTGCTTCGTTCATCTACTACTTGTCAGCAGCAGGTTCTGCGTTGGTGCAGCTAAGCTCTTTGCCGTATGGGGCTGCTCTTCTTGGCGCTCGGCATGGGTACGCTGAGACTGCGCGTGAGATGACCAAGCTGATGAAGTTCTGGGACGAGTTCGGTCTTGAGCGTACTGCAGCATTGGATATCAAGCGCACGTTAGGAGTATTCCCAACGATCTCGATGCTTCACTCCAAAGCGGTCTTCTTTAATGGCAATGAGCGCAAAGCACTCAAGGCAATGGCCCGTGGCACCGATGCCACCATGACGGGTGAAATTCTTGAACGCGCTCGGGTGCCGTCTATTGAGGTCGGTGGGGTCAAGGACACTGCGTATCACGTAGCTACCACCATCACAGGCGGGCTGTTCAGCAACGCCGAGCGCATCACCCGCGAGATCCTGTTCCTGACCTCGTACCGACTGGCTATTAAAAAGGCCGTCGATGCCGCCAAGGCTGCGAACCAAGACGTTCTCAAGGCAGCAAATGATGCTCATGAAGCTGCAATCGACCAAGCTATCGAGGACACGCACGACAGCGCAGGCAACATGGCTGTGCACAACCGACCACCGTTGTTCCAGAAAGCAGCGGGAAGGTTCGTGTTGCAGTTTGCGATGTATCCGCTATTTATCACAACGAGGCTTGTACGCACCTTTGCTCAAACCATCAAGCCACTGCCGGGTAAGACTCGGTGGCTGGCATTCAAGGAGTTCTCTGGGATCTTGGGTGTGACCGGCTTGCTGGCGGGGGCCTCTGGCCTGCCGCTGTTCAGTGTCATCATGGGTTTACTGGGGGCGATGGCCAACGCGCTCGGTGACGAGGACAAGCCCAAGACACTCAAGCAGATGGACTATGAACTTTGGTGGCGCACTGAGCTGCTGCCCGAGAAGTTTGGACATGTCACTATCGGCGGCACGAAGCTCAGCGACATCATTGACCGTGGCCCGCTCAACGCCTTCACGGGTGTGGACATCGCAAGCCGTACGTCTTTGAATGACCTGTGGTTCCGTGATACCAAGGAGACTCGCACTCCTCGAGAAGGGTTCATCGAGGCTGCGATTGAGCGGGCTGGCCCGTCCATCAACATGGTTCTCACGTATCTGGATGCGTACAAGGCGTTCAAGGATGGGGACACGCAGAAGGCTGCAGAGAAATTCCTCCCTGCAATCGCTCGAGGTCCGTTGGTTGCGTGGAAGTACGCGATGGAAGGCATCAAAGACAACAAGGGCACGCAGCTTTTGAGCAAGGATGCCTACACCCTTGGTGACTTCCTGTTCCAGTCGATGGGCTTGCGGATTGATGAGATCTCCAACGCTCAGAACTTGAACTACCGCTTCTACTCGGTCATGCAGAAGATAAAGTTTGAGCGTGAGGATATTCTGAAGAACCTGAGAGAGTCGTATCTCAAACAAGATACCAAGCGGTTCAAGGAGTTCATGACCAAGCGCGATGAGTTCAACCGGCGGCATCCTGATGAGACGTTGGCAATCGAGCCCGACGACATCCTTCGCTCGATTGAGTCGGCAGCGAAAGCACGGGGTGAGTCCTACCGTGGCCTGCCGTTGACCGAGACCGACATCAAGTACTTCGGCAAAGCTGCTCTGCCATCCCGGCAGGCACTGGAAGCGAAAGAGCAACGCGCTCGACAGTAGGCGAAAAAAAGCCCCGGCATTGCGCCGGGGCTGAAGGATCGGAAGGAGCTAACTTCCATCAGGAGAAAGCAAGGCAACTGACTTCCTTGCGCTAAAAGTGTAGCCTACATCCTCCACACCCGCAACCCGCGTATACCTTCTTCAACCACCGGCTTGATGATGACCTCCATGCCGAGGCGGTCGGTTACACAAAGCACTTGGCGACGGGCTCTTTTCCAGTTAATGCAGGGTACAAAGAAGGAAGCTCCTTTGTGAAAAGCCTTCCAGTTAATTCTGTACTGCACCGTTTCGATTATCATCGTCAGCCCCCAGAACGTCATTGACGTTCACGAAGTCGGGATGGTCTGTGTTGAACTCCAGAATGCGCACAGGCGGTGAGTAGACCTTCATCCCCTTGGACATCCGCTTGTTCCCTGGACCGATGAATACACCTGTCTCTTTAAGAGACTCCAGCACACCCTTGTAGTTGATCTGCCGCTTGATGCAATAGCCCCGGAACTCCTTGGCTGTAAAGAACAGGCGCTTTGTGTCGGGCTCAAAGCGAATAAGCAGCTCACCTCTGGGCTCCATTGTGGGGAGCGCTACCAAGTTTGTCCGAGCGTCTGCATCTCCGTTGACCACGAGGACGTTGCTCATGTTGTTGTTGACGTACTCGCCAATGATCGTCACGACATTGCTAGACGGGGGTTTGATATCTTCACGCATCCCCTGCAGCATGTTGACCATCCATCTGTAGACAGCCCGCATGTCGTAGTTGTGCAGGCCCAGGTCTTTAGCAAGCAAGCCGCCCGTGATGTTGCAGGCTGCTAAGCCCGACCAGAACCGTTCTCTGCTGGTGAACTGCACCTCACGGTCGATCTTGGCTTGCACCTGCCGTAGTAGGTCGATTACATCCTCGAGGTGCCCAACGAGGTACTCGGCATAGATGTCCCCAGCGTGGCCGTAGTTCTCCATCAGCTCGTGGTCAAACATCTTCTTGCCCAACTCCACTGGGATGATGTTGCTCGGCATGATGGCGTACTCCATCAAACGCATGGACTCACCGTCGGGCGAGTCTTTGGCTGCGCCGAGCTTCTCGTAGAAGCTTGCATTTGACGAAGCAAGTGTGATCCCCTGCCAACTTGTCAGGTTGACCCGCATCTCGTTGGACGATGCCTTCATCCGGTTCTTGCCACGCCCCTGCGAAATGCTGTAAGCAAGGTCAGAGAACTCTTCCGCAGTGGTGTTGGTGATTTCGTCAATGGTGTTAGGCAGGTTGTTCAGTACCCCGAGCCGGTGCATCTTGGCGTTCAGTGTGTCCTTCCAAATCGACGCCAAGTTCTTTGGGTGCCCGTAAATGCTGTTGCACATGTACAGGATGGTGGACTTACCAGAGCCCGAGCCAGGGAAGATGAGGTTGATGATCGCCCCACTCAACCCAGTGAACTTCAGCAGCGGGGAGCCGAACCCCGTCAACGCAGCGAATGCGTTCGCCTCTAGCCCAGGCTGAGCGTACATGTTGAAGATTTCCTTCCACTTCTCCAACGTACCCTCTGGTTGCATCATCTCCGCCTCGACCTTGGTCGTACTTGACGGGGGGCTGTAGAAGCTGCCCTGTGCGGTGACCTCCCGATCCCCGATGATCATCTTGGTGTTGTTGTCTACCCAGCCAAATTGAGTTCTCATGATTTCTGCCTTGTTGGTTACCTGTATGTTTTTGACGCACGTAGTGATGTACGTGTAGATGAGTTTGAACTGATCACTGAAGCTGACCAACCCGTGCATAGCCAGTGCAGGGCGCAACTCTCTTTCAGCTACCACCGTTGTCATAGGGAGGGTGAATTCACGCACCCCATCTTTTGGCAGGTGCAGCCGGAACAAAACCACCTCTCCCTGAACCGGGTCGGACATGCGCTTGACTACGTGAAGCTCATGCTCATACACAAGTACCGGATCGTCTTCTGTGGTGGGCGGTAGTCGATAGATGCCGCCGTGCTTGCCCCGAAAGTAGGGCGTCGGCAAAGCAGGGAGCTTGGGGGTGGCTACTGCGGTATCACTGCCGTCACCATCGTCATCCGGTTCCTCCGCCTTGGCGATGTCCATACCAAGCATGATGGGCGACTTGAACCTACCCTTGTTGGGGCACCCGTCACACCCCCCGGGGTTCTGGGTTTCAAAGGTTGTGCACAGGTGTGGGCCACCTATGTCTGCAGCCTTAATCTCTGTCTCACCTTCTGTGTACTGCGGGTGGTCGCTTGAGATCTTGTGGATCGCTTTCTCCCTGTCCACGCAGTGCGTGGCAATAGAGAGTGCCGACCGCCAAAGGTTGTAGCTGATGTCCTTCTGGTTCTGATAGCAATACAGTAGTTGCTGACAGCCACTACCCCCCGCCGACTTGAGCATGATGGTGCTGAACCGCTTGATCCGGTTCTCCATCAGAGCCTCCTGAAGGGGGCTCATGCCTCTGGGCAAATGGCTGGTGTCTTGTGGGATCTCTGCGTCTGGGGCACCGATGAGTGCTTTCCAGACTTCGTAGTCGGTAACGTCATGCTCCCCACTGATCACCGCCACAGGGCTGGGGGGAGAGTTCTTGAAGTTGAATGTGCCGGGGACGCGCAGGACTCTGGATGCTTCAAATACTGAAGTATCTACAATCAGCCCTTTCTCGATGGCCAGCGCACGGAATCTCTTAGACAGCGCCTCCCACTGTGGGCGACGAACCACCTCAGTGAGAATCCAATAGAAGTGCAGGCCATTGCCTGAGTCAACAATGATCGGGCGAGGGAGCTTCTGGGACTTGCAGAACTCCATCACGGCTTTCAGGCCGGTCTCTTGATCGATGTACCCCTCGATCTTGCCCTTGTCGTTTGGCTTAGCCTTTGCTTCGCCGCAGTCTATGTCCATCCACAGTGCGTGGAAGTACTCGGCGTTTCCATGCTCACGGTTGTTGGCGTCACCGAACTTGGCGCAGCCAAAGTAAGCATCGAAGTTGTTATCTACAAGCTTGCTGACCTCAGCGTCTAACTGTTCCCGGGTATCAAAGAACTTCTGGACTATGTACCGACCTTTCCCAAACATGCAGTACCGACCCTCTTTGGGCAGCACTGTGTCGAGCAAGTCGAAGTTCGTCATATTTTTGGAGTGAATAGGGCACCACGGAGCCGAAGCTCCGTAGTACACATGGGTTACTTGCGTAGGTCGGTTAGGTAAGCTTTGACGACCAAGTCCATCCGTTTACTGGGCTTACTTGCGCCAGTGAACCAGTTGTAGATCGTCATGCGAGAGACACCTAAGTCCTCTGCAACAGTACGGACGGAGAGTCCGATCCTGATGCATTCCCTACCCAGCGCCACACCTATCGACTCCAGCTCAGCGGAGCGATTAAGCTCCGCCATACGCTGGCTGTACCCATAGGTCATGGTCAGTCGTCCTTACTCCAGGCGGAGACCACGTCGGCAAGTGCCTTCTTGCTCTTGGCTGCAGGGGTTTCTGCGTCTGCGTCTACAGACTTCTTGCTCGGGCGCTTGCTGGGCGGCTCATCCTCGATGTCTTCAATATCAGTCACTGCGGCTGTAGTGATCGCAGGCTTGAACATCGGAGGGGGCAGCTTGGTAACACCATCGACCTGGGAAGGTGTCATGGCGATCAGAGCCTTGGTTGCGGGCAGGTTAGCCACGCGCTGAGCCACGTCATACTGCTGGCGGTTGATGTAGCCAACAGGAGCGAACATAACCGACTGGTTGTCGTTGTTCTCGTTGAAGCTAATGCGGGTCACAACGTGATCCACGTTCTTGCCGTTGTTGCCCAGGTATTTGGTGTAGTTCTCGAACGTGTACGCATTGCCATCGTTGTCACCAAAGAGGGACTTGGATGCCAGCTTGATCTGGTACACCTCTCCTTCCAGAGAAGTACCAAAGTCGTCCTTCAACAGCACGGCGATGAAACGGTTGTAACGGCAGGCTTTTGATTGGCCTTGCCCAGAACCTTTGATGTTCTGGGGGCAATCGTCACAGCGGCTGGCTTGCACATTCGCAGACTTGGCATCGGGGATGCGGCCATCATTCGAGAAGCAGTCCGGTGCGGTCGGCTCGGCATCGGGGTTCCACGCAGTAGCGTAGAAGATCCGACCAACGTGCGGCGCGGCGTTGACGATAACGACATCGATGTCGCCCTTGAGCTTGCCCATCGCTTCACCACCAACCATCTTCGTCCAGATGCCGTTCTTGGGCACCAGACGCTTGTTACGGGGGCGACCGACCAAGGACTTGGTCAGTTCACTCAAGCCAGCGTTTTGGAGGAAATCGGGGACTTCTTGATTAAAGAGTTGAATGTTGCTCATTTGATTTACTTTGCACGTCTAACAACCACGGTGTATTCCTTGTCCTGATTCAGACCCTCAGGCAAGACCTCTGGATTCTCTTCAAGAAACTGCTTCATGTTGGATTGATGAAGTCGCTTCTCGAGCAGGCCGAATGCTTGCCTCTCATGGATGAGGCGGTACATTGAATCCCAGTCGTTTGTCCAGTACCGTGTTTTGACTGAACGAATGACTGTGCCTGCTTTGGTTCTGATACTGTCGGCGTTGATCTGCTTGCACACGTCAAGCAGGTGTGCTTCAAGCTCCCGCATCTGCTCAGCCAGGGTTTCATCCTGGGCTTCAAAGACGCGCTTCGCTTCAGCACGGGCATCTCGGATCGAGATGTACGCCTCGGCCACCTTATCGACGGCTAGAGGAAGGGGTGCTGCGACCCCTTGGTCTTCTTCCTGCATTTGTTAGCTCCTACTTGTTTTGCGTGGGTGGGCCCACGTCTTCGACTGTACAGCGTGTCTTGACTTTGTCAAGTGTTTTCGTTCATCTCTTGGCGATAAAGTTCAACGATCTTGTCGTGGTTGGCGATGTTGCCCCGCAGCATGGCGTACAGCCCGCGCTCCACAGGACTGCCCTGGATGTGCACCACAGTCATCGCGTTGCGCTGGCCTGGGCGGTTGATGCGGGCGTTGGCTTGGAGGTAGGTCTCCACACTGGTCACGGGAGCGTACCAGACGATGGTGTCGGCGGCAGTTAGGGTAAGCCCGTGGGACGCAGCTTGCGGCTGGATGATGAGGACCCGTGGGTTCTCCTTGGTCTGGAAGTCGGTGACGATCTGGCTGCGCTTGACAACAGGGACGCTGCCGTCGATGACCTCACTCACAATGTGAGCTTTGGTCAGGTACTCCTTGACCTTGAGGATGGTGTGCGTAAACGGCACAAAGATCAGCACCTTGTGGCTGGCCTCCTCAATGACCTCCTTGATAGCGTTCAACCTGTTGCGGGCATCAAAGTCCACTACCTCCCGTGTATCTGTGTATACAGAACCACAAGCTATTTGTAGAAGTTTGTTGAGTTTCACCGCTGCATTGACCGCTGAGATCTCTTCCCCTGCCGCCTCGACCAACATCTCGTTCTTGAGTTCCTTGTAGAACTTAAGCTGCTGCACAGTCATCGGGGCCTCTCGGTCTATGTACGTGACCTCGGGCAAGTCCAGGCACTGCGCCTTCTCAAACCGTATGGCAGGTTGGAGTACGTTGTGGACAATTTCATCGGATTTCGGCTTAGGCACCCATCGGTACTGGGTAACCGGGTACATCACCATGTCTCTGAACTGCCCAAAGAACGGGGGTGTACCAGCAGGGTTCACAAGCTTAGCTAGCCCGTAGGCATCAACTGGCGACTGGGCAGCAGGTGTGCCGGTCAGCATCCACAACCCTTTGATGCGCTGCATCAAATACCGCATGACTTTCCACCGTGTGGTGGCTGCGTTCTTGTACGCCGACGCCTCATCGACCACGATGAGGTCGAATCCACCTCTGGCGATCTCCTCTCGGACAATCTCGACGCCATCAAAGTTGATGACAACGTACTCGGCTACGCCTGAGACTATCTTTTTACGCTTAAGTGCTGAACCGTAAGCTACATCTACCGTACGATGAATGGCGAATTTGAAGAGGTCTTGTTGCCATGCCGAGTGCATGATGGACAGGGGGCACACAATAAGAACCCGCTTGATGGCCCCCACGTTCATGAGGTAGTCGGTCGCCCATATCACCGACGCAGTCTTGCCTGTGCCCTGCTCGTTGAAGCAGAAGGCTTTGCTGCGGGTGGCTAGGAATTGTGCGGTTTCTTTCTGGTGTGCGAAGGGTTCGATTCCTGATGGACGGGGCCATTCGTAGCCCTCTAAGTATTGCTCAGTCACGTCATTTCTCTCCTTTGTGGTGGAGGTTGCGGCTGCGGTTCTTCGATGGTGACTCTAGTTTGTAACCGTCTTTGTTGGAGCCACCCTTAGCAAGAGCTTTGACGTGGCTGACATCTCTACCCGTACGATCTACGCCCTTAGCATCAAGCTTGTTGCGTGCGCGTTGGCGTTCCATGCGGTCCTCATGCTCACCTCGTTTGAGTTGCATTTGGTACTCGTGTTTGTACGGGCGGGGGGACTTGGTGTAGGGCATACCTAACTCCGGTTGTGCTCACAACTCTTCACTGGGCAGAACTTGCACAGTGGGCCAGTGACGGGGTTCCACACCCCGCTCTTGAACGCGCTCTTCAGACGGTTCAGGTCAAAGGTGGCGCTGTTCATGTACAACTGCACGTTCTCGGCAACGTGCTTCTTCTGTACGAACTCGTTGCTCACCACGAACAGCAGTGCTGACTTGATCACCTTGATCTTGGGGAATTTGGCAAACACAGCCACAGCCATGTAGTCCAACTGTTTGGTGTCGGCGTACTTGGCGTTCTTGCTGGTCTTGTAGTCCACCATGTGGGCAATACCCTCGGCTTCATTGACGATCAGCAAGTCAACGATACCGTGCCACCAAGCATCCGGGGCGTCGTAGTCACAAGCCTGCAGCTTCTCCGTTACCCCCATCTTGATCTCACAGTACTTCTCACCGGGGATCTTCTTCAGTGCCTCAATCGTCGGGGCGATGTAGGCGTACTTAGGGGGGATGGGGACGCCCTCGGCAACGTGATCCTCAGCAGCCTTATGCACAGCCGAACCGTACAGCGCGGACTCGTGCGGGCGGTCAACTACGTCCTTGGCAACCTTGAGGTGAAAGTACTTCTTGGGGCACTGTTGGAAGTTCTTCAGGCTGCTGTAAGACCAAGTCGGCATGTTCACTGTGAGTTCTCCTTACCCTGCATTATTGCAAGCGAAGCGCCCAGGATACGCGCCTCGACCCCAATCTTCAAGGCCAATTCGTTGGCACCGTCGTAGTCGCCCACGAGGCACAAGTCATGGCATTCCTTAGCTAGCCTCTCAATGTTCATGAGGGGCATTGCGTAGTCAACAATCTCAGCAGTGACCATAGCTTTTTCCATATCCAGCTTCACAGTTAAGGGGAAGGTCGGGTGCCCACTTGGGGCGCAACCTCATGCAGATTTCAACGAACTCTTTAGCCCGATCAGCCTCCTTCTCGGGGACTATGCAGGCAATCGCATCGTGCACCGTCATGACCACGCGATACTTCTTGGCGATCATGAGCATCTGCTCACCAATGATGATTCGGGCCAGTGCTTGGCAAACATTCTCCACCACCTTGCCCCCGTAGATGTGGTTGGGCACAGTAGTCTTCCCCTTCTTGGTGTCGTAGACGTACTCCACATCACCGGTTTCCTCACTCATGCGCCTACGCAAGTTTGGATACTTCAAGTACAGCCCGTTGGGTAACAGGATGCCCCGCTTGCCATCCACGCTCAGGATGTCGTCCCGTCCGAAGGAGTCGGCGTTGTTGCCAATGATGGAGTCGAGAATCTTCTGAGCCCGCCTCCAGAACTTAGGGATCTGCGGGTACGTTTTACGGTACACGTCGATGATGCGTTGGCACTCAGCCTCGTCCAAGCTGACTCCGTAAGTCTTGAGCTGCGCCTGGAACTTCTTGGCCCCCATCCCGTAGCCTGCCCCAAGCACCGTCTGCTTGCCGAGGAAACGCTCTTTCTCCGTGATCGCATTCACAGCTTTGCCGTAGATGGCTGCGGCCATGATCTTGTACGGGTCGTATTGCATCAGGTGTTTCGGCACACCCTCGGCAATCTCTTGGTTGTTCAACTCAAAGAACTGCACCAAGTCATCTTGCCCAGATAGCCATGCCAAAGTACGTGCTTCGATCTGGGATGAGTCAGAGTCAAGGACCACATAACCAATGGGCGCAACAATCGAATGCTTCAACGCGCTTTTGCGCGGCAGGTTCTGCAGGTTCAGCTTGTCGTCCCCGCCCCAGCGCCCAGTGTGCGCAGCATAGTAGCGAAGGGGAACTGGCATAGGCCCGCGTTGGGAGATGTCGATGAACCGCTGGGTCCGCGTCTCCTCCAGCGTGGACTTAGCACCCAATCTAGCTGACACAGCCGCTTGGACAATGGTACTTTCGTGTTCAAGCAATGCTTTGAACTCTTCGTCATTCTTTGCAAATGCGTAAGTCTCTTTGCCCGTGGTCGGACTTATCTTCATCGGTGGCTCAACTCCGTGGTTACGGAGCCACTCGGCAAGTTGCGGGTTGCTCATCAACATGCCTTTGTCCAGACTACCAATCAACGCTTCCTTTACGGTTTTGATCTCCTCCAAATGGTTGGTTAACAGTTTGTTATCCAACTGCAGCACCGGCTCCGAGAACATGCGGATGGTCAGATCAATCAGCCGCAGCTCAACCTTGGGGAACGTCTCGGACATGGCGGCAAACAAGCCCCACGTCAACGCCACATCGTTCTTGCAGTACTCACCGTAGCGGGCAAGTTCCTCGGGGGTGAAGTCGGCTCGGCGTTTACCCAGAGCATTGAGCACCTCGTCGCCCTTGACCCCTAGTTCGTAGTGCTTCGCAAGTACTGCCAAGCTGCCACCAACTTCTGTACCGTGCAGTGCACGGCCCATGCTGAGAGTGTCCAGCCAACCTTTAGGATGGATATCAAAATGCCAGCTAAGAATAGCGGCGTCAAACATAGCGTTATGAGCGAGTGCAAGATTGCTCCCGAAGTCGAACCCCTCAAGGAACTCCTTCGTCTCCTTACGTGTGCCAGAAAACCATACAGGCTCATCGCTACCTACTTGTACTGAAACACCTATAACTTCGAAGTCTGGACTGCGGACGTACTCTTCCGTGGTCATCTTGCCCAAACTATATGTTTTGGTGTAATGTGTTTCAAAATCGACCACTATTATTTTCAAGTCAGCTCCTTCAGCTTCAACTCAAGCAAGTCAAGCGTGTCTTCGCGGATCACAAGCGTGACCCCACCTGCCTTGTCGATCAGGTGCAGGTTCTTGTCTTGGAGTGCCGTGGTTTTGCCTTTGCCCGCCTTGGCCTCAACAGCCAGGAAGCGTCCGCGTATACAGCACAGGAAGTCGGGAACCCCCGAGTTCCCGTACATCGTGCCAATAGGCATTACGTAGTACACGTTGTACTTGGTCAGGAGATCTTTGATCTTGGCCTTGACCTTTGACTCGGGGGTTGCTGGCATGCTTATGCTTTCTCAATCTCACGCTGCAGATACCACAACGCCTTCTTGAGGTCTTCTTGGCGATTACCTTTGTGGTCGGCACGGGTGATGTACTTGATCACGTTGCCCAGGCGATAGTTCAACTCCTTGGACTCGATGAAGTCGATGGTCTCGATACCACCAGTCTTGTAGTGCGGCGGATGGTTGACCGGGTCGGCAGTGATCTCCGTGACCCCCAACTTCTCAGCAAGTGCTACCTTTGCTGCTACGCGAATGCGCTCATCCAGAAGTTTGAAGTATTCATCACTGTCTGCAACTACACCCTGCTTCAAAAGATCTTGGTGGATGCCAACAGCAATAGCTGTAGCTTTCGCGTCTTTCCCGAACCAAGGGTTAACGGCTAGCCATGCCTTGGCCCTATCAGTAGGGGCAGCGATAACTTCACTCTCCCTTTTCATCTTGTTACGAACAACGTACACGTTGGTAGGGCTCACATTCAACGTAACGGCTGCATCCCTTGGCTTAGCGTCGGGGTTCTTGGTGAAGTAAGCACGGATGCGTGCGGCGTCAGTCATTTTCTTGCGTCCCATTTGGGGCTCCTTGTTGGGCTAGTTGATCGTTCATGTAATCGGTAAGAACTTCTCTCATCTTCGCCTGCATGCAGTCTGGGTAATGGGTTCTGTAGAACTCCAGTACGTGCTTTTCCATACGCAGGCTCGTGCAAAACAGCCGTGGCTTCTTACCGGGACCACGACCCTTCTTCACTTTGGGTTGTTCATCATTCACAGTAGTGCATCTCCTATTTCAGTGGCTTGTTGATAATTGGTTTTTTTCGGGGTGGCGTTGACGACGAGGGTGTCACCTCGGTAGCTGTAGAGGAAAGGCCAACAATTCTTTCCTCCGTGTTGAACCTGTGCAGGTTCGCACACTGGTAGCGACGGCGGCGCGATCCATCTCTCCTGAGAACTGAC